GGGCTTTGCAGGGTCTATAAACTCCTTTTCAAATAAGGCAATGTGCTTGTTTATGTATCTCTTGCCATAAAGAGATGTCAGAAAATGAGGAATCGGAGGCATCTTAGGTGGTCTTTTCTTGACTAAAAATAACAAGATAAAGGCAAACCAGCCGGTCAGATAGACATAAAGAGCCCATCTAATTATTGAACGACCGAATGCCCAAGCAAAAGGAATGCTTGTAGCTACAAGTGCCAATCGCATTAGACCCATCCCATAATTGGCGCAGGTTCTATATCTTTGACGACTTCATAGAATTTTCCGTTCTCATGGATCGAACCTGCGGTGACGACATAGCCGTTGAACTTGATGTCAACGCCCGGTCGCAATTTGCCTTTGAAGGTGGCAGAAGGTGGCACTTTGTAATAAAGATGGATTCCATCGCCGGTTGAAACCGTGTAGGTGTCAAGATTGAGTCCATCGGTGCTTCCGCCATTTCGATAGTCAACATCTAGAACGACTAGACCGCTTGGCGCACAAGCAATGCCGATGTTGAGCAATGGCGACTTCTCAAACCATTTCGCCACCGTCTTTGGCTTGTTTGAGGCAGACTTATAGCCATTTTTTGCTATTGGGAAGAATGGTGTTTTTTGTTGCGGATAGCAAGGTAGAACAAACCAACCGCGCTCGGCGTAGGCGGTGGCAATCTCGGCGGTTGTCATTGCTTATCCACCTGACGGCGTAATTCACGCAAAGCGCCAAATAGCTTTTCAAGTTGCTTGGCATCTATCTCATCATCGGGTTCTAACATTATTTCAAGAAAATCAACCAAAACTCTAGCCTTCATTTGACGAACTCCTTTAGGAAATCAACGATAACTTCTGAAATTGTCTTGCCTTCTGACCGCGCCTTCGCCTTCGCCCGCGCCCACAGTTGGTCGCTGACTCTAACTGAACGAATCTTCTTCACTTTTGCCTCCTAAACCAATGAATCGCAATACCTAGAAACAAAATTGTCCAAAACCAAAACTGAACCACCGCTTGCCAACCGGCAAGGTGAGTGCCGAAGAGTAAATCCCACATCACGCACCTACCTTTGCAAGATATTTGATGCGAGCTACTTCAAGAGTTGGAGCGTGATCAACTGCTGAAAAATAAATACCGTCTGTGTTTTTCTCTGAAATAATCCACTCGCTAGTTCCGCCGCGATGACTGACATATTCGATGCGGTGAGTATCATCTACGCTGACAAACTTGCCTCTGTTTACCTGAACCAATTTCTTGCCGTTCATTTTTACCTTTCGCTTGAGGTATTTCCTCAATGACTAAACTCTAAGGCTTGTGCCTACGCTTGTCAATACACAAGGAACTAGACGCCTTCGGCGTGTCGGGCTTAGGGTGTCACCCCTTTCCCTCATACTTATCCACAACGAAAGGGGAACCTATGGGAATTGTCATACTGTTAGGCGTAATCGGGGCTCTAATAGCCTTCTATGCCCTTCTAAGCCTATCTGATGACCCGCTTGAGGCGGAGATTGAAGAGGCTTTGGCTTGGGATAGGAAGCAGAAGGCTCTAGCGAGGATTTATCATCGTGCGTGACCCTCTATTCTCGGCTCATGTCGGCCTCGATGGAGGCATTCATCTCTATCTAGAAGAACGCGACGCCAATTTAGACCTAGCCGAAACGGTTGCCACCGAAGTCGGCGAACATCATCTAAAGGCTCTGAAGGCGACCGCAAGTCTTGATAGTTTGAAAACTATGGATAAGGCGAGAGAGGCAGACTTTATGCGCTCTCGTGTTCCTGATTTTGTAACTCGCCTTGCCGTGATGACCGAACCTGAAGCTCTTGATCTCGTTGAGATGCTTCTACTAACTGTTCGTCACGCTAGAGCTTTGAATAATAAACAAACAAAGATTTCATTGCGAGTTGTGAAATAAATGGCGAATCCGAATAGTCGTAAGGGTTCGGCGTTCGAGCTCTCGGTTCTCAAGTGGTTGCGTTCTAAGGGCGCAAATGCTGAACGCTTACGGCTATCCGGTATGAAAGATGAAGGCGACATCGTTGCAATCATCGGCGGTGAGACTTATATCTTAGAATTGAAGAATCGCAAAAAACTAAATCTTCCTGAATTTTGGCAAGAAGCAATAGATGAGGCTTACAACTATGCAAAGGCAAGATTATTGCCTGCCACTCCGCCGGCTTATGTTATTGTCAAAAGGCGTAACGCCTCAGTTGATAAGGCTTGGGTCATTCAAGACCTTGCCAGTTGGTTAGAGGATCGATCCTAGGTGAAACAATTTGCAGACTTCTTTCCTGAACTTCCACTCTTACCAAAAGCTAGTTGTAAAGGTATTTTCAATCCAAACATATTTTTTCCCAATAGTAGAGAAGATGAGGCAAAGTGCCTCCCAATCGTGCGAGCTATATGCGCCGGTTGTCCTGAACGAAAGGAGTGCTTGGAATACGCGCTCAAGGAGGAAATCCCACACGGAATTTGGGCAGGCACAACGCCGGCTCAAAGAGGTTTCGGAGAGGGATTTCGTAGTCGCAAGACGAACCGCATCAATTATTCACACGCGATTCGCTCACTTAATGACCTTGGACGCACACCGAAAGAAATCGCAATGACCTTGAGAATTGAACTTTCCTATGTAAATCAAATCCTTAAGCGAGCTGCGAAATTAGAAGGAGGAATCCAATTACTCAAAGAGGAAAACAAATCCGGGGAATCCTCATCATCGTCGGAGTCAGCATGATGACTTCTACGATTGTGAGCGGTGCCTTGGCACCTATACCTGCGAACCCGATTTCGCCGGTTTTTGTCTATAAGGATCGACCTTTACTTGACCAGGTTGATTCCAAAGAGATAGCAAGAGAATTGCTAGATAAGAAAAGTTTTCGTTGCCTAGCCAAATTGTTAGGCAAGGAAAGCGCCTGGAAAGCAGGGGCAAAGAACCCCACTTCCAGCGCAAAAGGCATCGGTCAATTACTAGATGCCACCTATCGCAACCTTGGAATGAAACATTCTGAGGCTTCGGTGCCACAACTCGTGGCAACGCTCGCCTATATTTCCAGGCGATATGGCTCCGGTGGCACCTGCGCTGCCTGGGCAAAATTCCAACACTCTAAGTGGTATTAGTTCGGGGGAACTATGAGCATCGAAGTAGAAAAGGGAGTGATTGATTTCGACGATTCTGTCGCGATGTGGCTCGAACAATATCGAAGCGCATTGGCGAAAATAAAAGAATGGGAAGAAATCGCCGATGTAGCTCGCTCTCATATTGAAAACGCATTAGGCGATGGCGAACTTGGCTATTATCAAGGCCAACAAGTAGTTCGCTACACAACGATTACATCAACGCGATTTGATGTGAAACGCGCAAAAGAGATTCTGCCACCTCAGGTTCTTGATCTATTGCAAGTGCAAAGTGTTTCAAGACGCTTCTCGCTAGTAAATAATGAAGAGCTATGAGCATTCCAGTTATACAACCAACCGAGCCCATTATCCCCATCATTCCTGACTATGATGATGATTGGGAAGAAGAGGATGACGAATGACATTCGTTTCACCTGTTAAACCTGCAACTGCACTATCTCAAAACCTTGCCGAGATAATCACGCAAGCAGGGATATGGACTCCAAGGAGCAAGCAAGTCGTCATAGGGCCTTCTGAAATGGGTCACGAATGCTCTAGGCGACTTGCCTATAAATTGCTTGATTGGCCTAAAGCTAACGAATTGGGTTCTTCTAATTGGAGCGCACAAGTCGGTTCGGCAATCCATCAATATCTTGCAGACATTTTTCGCAAGATTGAAGGCTACGAAGTTGAGCAAAGAGTGACAATCAGAGGCAATCTGACCGGCACAGTTGATTTATTTGATATTAACCGAGGCATCGTCATTGATTGGAAGACGACAAGTCCGGCTCAAATGGATCGAAAGCGTCGTGAAGGTGCCTCAGCGCAATATCAAACCCAAATTCAACTCTATGGATATGGGAAAGCGCAGACAGGAGTTACAGTCAATCAAGTAGCTCTTGCTTATCTGCCAACAAGCGGAAGCATTGATGAGATGCACATTGAGCTTTTTGACTATGACGAATCAGTAGCTCTAAAGGCTTTGAGCCGTATGGATGACATAATCTCATTGTTGTCGCAAATCAATGTGGAAGATAATCCGAAGATGTGGGAAATGATACCGAAGGTCGCCAATCGCCTCTGTAACTATTGCCCATATTTTCAACCATTTAGCAATAATCTAGAGAAAGCGTGTAACGGTGAAACCGAAGCTCGTGATTAAGCCAATGGCAAGATGGCAAGCATTCATCTTGAAAATTATTGGATTTTTCATTGGACTTCGAGGGCGCCCATACTTTTGCTTTGTCGAAGATGACGCCGAAACTGAAATTACTATTAATGATGTTAGGCGTATGCAAGAAGAAGATGAAATGAACACTAAAGTAGATAAGGAGACGGGGGAATGACCTTCGCAGCACCATCCAGTAATAACTCCGAGTCGGTGAAAGTGGCAGATTTAGCCAATCATCTACTCATCGTCACGCCGGTCGAATATAAGACAGGCATTCAGACCATTCACGGTCTCGCAGAAGCAGTTGAAGTTGATGTGGTCGATCTAGAGACCAACACGGAACACAAGTCGCTTCTTTGGTTTAATGTCGGTCTTCGCAATGCGCTGAAGACGAAAATCAATCAGAAAGTGTTAGCTCGAATCGGACAAGGCCCTGCCAAGCCTGGTAAGAGCGCACCTTGGATTCTCATTGACGCAACTTCCGACGCCTCGGCACTAGCCAAGGCAAATGCTTATCTTGGCGCCGCAAAGCAAACGCCTGCGCCTTCGCCGGTGGCAAATGCCGGTGGCACCATCACACCCGAAGTAGCCGCGCTTCTAGCTCAATTAGGAGCAAAGCCAGCATAGTTTATGTGCGAGGCGATTCTCCTTCCGTCGTCGTCTCGCCGTCATAGCCGTCATCGTCCACCTTTCCGATGATGGCAAGAGGTCGCAAGGTGCGGGGCATTCGGGGGCCTGATGAGTGCAAATCTCATCACCTCACTCGGTTATCAGTTAGGGGGCAAAGTGCAAGAGCAGTTCATCATTCATCACGGCGACTGTCGTGAGGTTTTAGCATTATTAGAAGATAACTCAATCGATGCAATAGTAACTGATCCACCATACGGAATAAATTTTATGGGCAAAGCGTGGGATAACGCTGACATTTTAGCTAAAGCTGTGAACGGTGTTGACCATAAAAAAACAAGAGAACGATCGGCAAGTATGCACGCCGGAGAATATGACCTGAGCTTAAAAGGTAATAGAGCTTTCCAAGATTGGACTGAAAGTTGGGCAAGTGCCGTTTTCCGTGTATTGAAGCCAGGTGGTCATCTTCTTAGTTTTTCAAGTGCAAGAACTTATCATCGAATGGTTGTGGGGATTGAGGATGCTGGCTTTGAAATCCGCGACCAGATTATGTGGATTTATGGCAGTGGGTTTCCGAAGTCGTTGGATATTTCAAAAGCCTTAGATAAACAAGAAGGAATTTGGCGTGGTCGTGCTGGAAAAGTTGTATCTGACAACGGTGCAATGTCGGGTGGTAATTATGAAAGAACTCCAAAAGGGCCGCCATACACCGCCGAGGCGAAGCAATGGCAGGGCTGGGGCACCGCACTAAAGCCCGCGCACGAACCCATCGTTGTCGCCCGCAAACCGTTAATCGGCACCGTCGCCGCCAATGTGCTGACCTATGGCACCGGCGGGTTGAACATTGATGGTGCGAGGGTTGGGACTGAAGGCGGAACCTCACGCGGCGAAAAGCCATCGACTCACCTTTCACCATCTGGCGCGTTCACCACTGGTCACGACATCGCCGAACTTGATGCAGGCCGTTGGCCCGCCAATGTCATTCACGACGGGTCGGATGAGGTTGTTGAGTTGTTTCCTGCGAATGCAGGTGGTGGCCATTGGGCCAAAACAAAAGTCACAGGTTATGGCGAATTTGGTGGGGGAAAATCTGAATACTTTGGACAAGGCGAAAAGGATGGAAAAGGCTCCGCCGCTCGCTTCTTTTACTGCGCCAAAGCAAGCAAGCGCGACCGCAATGAGGGGCTTGATGGGTTTGAGGCAATAAGGATTCACGATGGCAGGGAAGAAGGCGGTGTCGGCGGCTCAAATCCGAGGAATCGCATTAACAATTACAGGCAGAATCATCATCCAACCGTCAAGCCCACAGACCTTATGCGGTATCTCTGCCGACTTGTCACGCCGGCAGGTGGCATCGTTCTCGATCCATTTATGGGTTCGGGTTCAACTGGTAAAGCTGCGATTTATGAAGGTTTTAAGTTCATCGGAATTGAGATGACCGATGAATACATCCCCATTGCCAAAGCAAGAATTGAGTTCGCAATAAATAACAAACAAGAGGACTTATTCAATGCCTGAATACACTTACACCTGCGAAGCCTGTGGTCATACTGAGAAGCAATGGCGTCATATTTATACTGATGCCAATTTTGATTGCCCGAAGTGTCCTAAGTGTGAGATTCCAATGATTCGTCAATGGATAAATGGTGGAGTGGGTTTTTGAATTGTCGTCATATTTACGAATATGTCGGAGGAGAAATCTGTCCTGATTGCGGGCGCGATACCCACGAGACGGACTTTGCAGAGCAGGCAAGGCTTCACCGGCAATGGATTGCAGACGGAAAGGCGGATTGGAATATCTGCCCACAGGGAGGAACGATTCGGGGATGGTGGTCAATATGAGAACGGCAGTATCACTCTTTGCTGGCGTTGGCGGTTTTGATTTAGCTCTTGAGCGAGCAGGTGTCAAAGTTGTTGCATCGATTGAATGGGATAAACACGCACAGAATGTTTTGAGAAGGCGATTTCCGAACGCCACAATTTTCGGCGACATCCAGGGGGTAACAGGTGAGCAACTTATACAAACAGGATTCGATCCTTCCAATGGAATCATTACAGGAGGATTCCCCTGTCAAGACTTATCGGTTGCCGGTAGAAGAGCAGGATTGGCAGGAAAACGGAGTGGACTTTTTTGGGAAATCTGCCGACTCCTTGACGAAACAAGAGCGCAGTCGTTTATCCTCGAAAATGTGCCTGGTCTTCTTTCCTCGAATAACGGAAGAGATATGGCCGTCGTCATTGAAGCGTTGGTCAAACGCGGGTATCGCGTGGGATGGCGGGTGCTTGATGCTCAATACTTCGGAGTTCCCCAACGCCGTCGTC